CTTCGTGGTGTCGTTCCCGGCGGTCTGCGTACTCGCATCGCAATCGGTAAGCGTCTTGTTCGTCAGGGTTTGAGTCCCGTTAAGGATGAGGTTCCCTACCGTAATCTTCTTGGTCTCCCCTGTGGCTGTGGTGGAGACATCGCTCACATCAACCAACGGGAGTACGTCCAAAGTGTCTGGAGTCGCACCCAGAGCAGACATTGCTGAAATTTTCTTGTTAGCCATCTAAATCCCCCATGCTTTCTTGATTGTTTTCTTACTGAAGCTGGACTTAAACCTTGAACCCTGCTCACACTCCAGCTTGTAATAGCCGTCCTTCACCTGCTCCGTCTGTGACGCCACCCCAACTGCCCTGCCCGTGTAGGCGAACCTAACCGGCTCCGTCTTCCTCGAGTACTTCTCGCCGCCAATAGCCAGTCGGGAGGTTCCCATAGGGACGACCTTCTCAACGACTTCTCCAGACTCGGACTCGAAAGTGTACAGGGGCATTACAGCCCCATCTCCTCGTCCTGAACAGCCGCTGCCGCCAAGAGCTCGTCGCCCATAACGTCCATTTCCGCATCAGCGAGTTCATCTTCCTCGGCTGGGAGGTCGCCGTACTCAACAGGGACGCCATTCACGGAACTGATTTCCACGTGGGCCACCCCGTCCACAACATCGCTCACAACTCCGCCAACGGCGTCAAGCGTAATCTCGTCACCCGCAACGGGTTCCACAACCACTCCTTCTTCGGTGTCGGATGCCAGCGCATCAATAGGTACTTTTATCATCTTATTGCCTTTTTTGCTTTTAACAGAATGACCGTGAGAGGGGTTTTCAGCCCCTCCCACGGTTATAATAAGGGTTACTCCGCCTTTAGGCTTCATAACTTGATTTTGCTCTAGGCAGTCGAAGCCGTCTTACTGCGCATGACAACGTAGTAATTCGGGTTCAGTCGCAACGTGGTCCAGAACACCTTAAAACCAGCAGTAGTCAACTGGTTTAAGGGGTCAGTCTTGTCAGCCGTATCGGTGATAATCACCTTCGGGCTGAACGGGGACTGGCTCGCCAGTTCCGGCACTCCGAACGCTTGCTCGCCCAAGAACAGGGTGGCGCGGATATTAGCACCCGCAGCCGTTGTCCCCGTGCCGCCAACTGAGTAGGCGAATCTGTCATCGTCATCCGACGAGTAGACTGAGCTCCACCCGTTCGTGTGCATGATGAACTTCGCGCCGTACAGGCTGCCCACTTCGCCCTTATAGAGCTCTTGGACATTGCTGTATTGGGCGGCGTTCAGCCACTCGTCAATCTTCATAACATCACTCAGCACCTGTGGGCTCGTGGCTGCCACATACATCCCGCCCTTGGCGGGTTGCGCGCGGTTCACCTTGAGCTTAGTCACAGCGTCGAGGATTGAAGATGCAGCCATGATGGTTGCGTCAGTTGTGACGCCGTCGAAGGTGGAGTAGTCCGTCCCGCCATTAGCGTACATCTCAGTGAGAGTATCACTGTTGTCGAGTGCGGAGCCGTCTCCATTCTCCTTGGCTGTCCCGGCCACGTTGGAACCCACAAGAGTATTGCGGGTTTGCGTGTCCATGTCCAGCGCAGCGTCCTGCCCATTGATTTTAATGCTCTGCGCCAACGAATTAAATAAATCCGTAGCGTTGAGCACGTCCGTCAACTTGATAATCTGGCCCCTCTGAATCAGAGCTTTGCTGATTTTCGTCAGGGTCAGTGAGCGTGTCCCGGTCGGCGCGGTTCCTTCAGTCCCTAGGGTCTCAATGGCCCCAACGGAAGGAACGTCGAACCGGAACATAGAGATGGTGTGGTGGCCCGACTTAGCGGGCAACGGAGCCTTCTCTGCGAACTGGTCCAGTACCAGAGCTTGTACAGCATAGGTCAGCAATTTCTTGCTGAAATAATTCTGATACTGGCCAGATAGTGAGGTAGTAGTATTTAATGCCATACTATATTTCTCCCAATCAGTTACATGGCGTCATCAAGCTGCATAGCCGCATTGCGGAGGTACGCTTCCTGTTCCGTATCGGAAAGGTCGTCGAATCCCCTCTCGCCACTCGGCTTGTCGCCTGTATATCCACCAGAAACTGATGTTTGTTTTTCCAGTTTGTTCAGTTTGTCTGTCAGTTCCTTGACCTCAGACTGGCTCTTGTCTGCGCCCTCGGCAGCAACCTTCCATTGGGCAGTCTGGACTGCCTGTCGCAGTCCCTTACCCTCTGGCACATAGAGCAGGTCGGGATAGTCTTGGAGTATCTGGTTGGCAGCCTTGGTCAGGTGCGCTTCAGGGTCTTTGAGTTCAGGAATATCATTCATCAACTCTTGCCTAGCACCTTCCCATTCATCTTGAGCTTTCCTTGTCGCTCGGGTTTGTTCCGTTTTCTTACCATCCTCGCGGACAGATTCGGCCTTTTCCCTCGCGTCATTGGCAAGCCTAGTGTCGCCATCCGACTCCAGCCTCTCAGCAGCGGCATTATAGTCCTCCGCCGTGAAGCCTTTTTCATCCCTGTAAGCCTTCCCATCATCCAAGTCAGCCTGTCTCTCGACTAGCTCCTTTCGCTCGGACTCTAGGGCATCGCGCTCCCGCTTGAGCTCCTCTTTTTGGGAGTTAATCTCCTTCCAAGACTTGTTCTTGCGGTGCTCGTTATTGGCCCACTTACTCTTATCCGGTTGCTCCTCTTTCGCTTCTGGAGCTTCCTCTTCAGTCGATGAACTGTCAGGTTCATCCACATCGCGCACTTCAGTTTCCGTCTCCGTTTCCACCTCCACTTCTGGAGTTTCCTCGGGTTCCGGTTCCTCGGTCTTTACATCGACCTCGGGTGTTTCCCCCGCTTCGACAGCAGTATCATACTCCTGCGCAGCGGCCAACAGTGTTTCGGCGGTAATTTCGCCGGATTCTTCTGGCATGATGTTTCCCAATCAGGTGCTTATCCTCGTCCAGCCATCGCACCAAAACGACCGTCCGTTGCTGTGGGGTCTTGACTCGTCGGATACCCGTCCCCATAAATATCCGCCGTAAATTCATCTGATTCCTCGACCCCCTTGGCCAAGGTCTCAACGGTGTGAACCGCTGTCCTCACACCGTTGGCAAACCCTGCCTCAAACTCAAGCCTATTTTTAGCAGATACTGCTTGAGAGTTCTGCTTGAGGACCATGTTCAGGAGAACCATCCTGAACCTTTTCCCCTCTCCTGAGACGAGAAACTTCCTGAGCGCATTCGCATCATCATCATCCCAGTCAGGGTCTCCCACCCAAGGGATGTTACCAGATAGACGCCAAGAGATGCTCAGGAACTTAAAAAATCTTTTCATTACATCATGGCTTCAGCCAATTCCGCCGGGATTGCCTCTGGGGCTGCCGGTGCTGCCGGGGCTACCGGAGCGGGTTGCCCTTCAGGAGGCAATGCTGCTGCGGGCGCTCCAGCTTGAGCGGCAATCTCAGCCGCCATCGCCGCCTCTGCGTCCTCCGGTGATTGCGCAAGCCCGATGGACTGGAGATACTCCTGAACATCCTTGCGCAACGCCCTAGCGTTGTTCGTGTCCACCTGCTCCATCCCGTTAAGCAGGGCATCGAGGCGGGCCGTAATGGCTTGGCCCCCTTGAGGGCTCATCTGCACCCCCGTCTGCCTTGACTGCTCAAGGAACTGCATGAGAACGCCTATCCTCACTTCATAATTCTGTCCGGGCTTAGGCAGGATGACCTGCCCCAACATGAGCGCGGGGATAATCCGCTGCTCATCCTCAGCCTCATTCGTCACCTGCTCGTTCGGGTCTTGCACCAACCTCGGAACCAACGCAGGGTCTTCAATCTCCAGAATGCTCTTGTCAAGCTCAACCTGATTTATCCACGGACTGTTCACAAACAGTTGCTTGCGCTGGACGGCCCGGTTAAGGAGCATGGCCCTGCTCACCATATCCATCCCGCCGCGGGGTTCAATCTGGTATTCGTCATGCAGGGCAACGGGGTCAATCTGTAAACTGTCCTCAAGGAAGCGGTATTGCAAATCCTTGCTGTCATACTGGATGAGAAGGCTCCACGCATGGCGGTACAGCACCCCCAACCCGTGCCGGAACAACCTGAGCCGCAGGTCCATGTTCTGCTGCGACTGGGCATTGATACTTTCAATCTCGGTAGCTGTCCGGCGGTCACGGTCGGAGATGATTCCGAAATCCGGAACCGTAACCCGCTGCTCGGCAACCGACTGCGTTTGCATCATCTCCTTGTCAAAGTCCATCGGGACGCTCGGCATCTGCACCGGAGCAATCCCGAACGGAAGAATCTGTCCGGGGTTCATCCGCAGGTTAACCGAATTGGGCAGGTCACGCTCGGCCTTGAACAGGGGCTTGTTGAACAGCGTGGAGGCGTCGAGCCTCTCGTTCCAAGTCTTCGTCAAGGCAAGCTCAAACTGCCCAAGAATCTCGCACACCCCGCGAGGGGAATACCAGCCGCCGTCTGTCACCTCGTAGAGGCACGAGACAAATGGAGGTTGCCCGTTGTCATAGGGAACCTTCATCTGCTTGCGCAGCGGGATGTCGGGGGCTTGGGGTGAGAAACAATCAATCACCCACTCCCCGTCACTGTTCCTTGAGTACACCTCCCAAACGATAATCTGCTCAGGGTCGGTCGAGTGGGTCAATCCCTCCCGCCTTTCCTTGTCATACTTTTTGTTTGACAGGATGCCCCCCTCTTCAATCTTGCCACCCT